ATGGAAGCTAGAAAAGCAGCAGACGAAGCTGTAAAAGAAGAGTTAAAGAGCTTGGGTTACCAAACTTCTTATAGTCCTTTTACAGGTATAACGTGGCGAAACTTCTAATTGTCTCCTCATAAGATAAGAAGAGATGCTATAAAGCATGGGTATAGGAGTGGGTTAGAGCATACTATATCAGTCTATTTAACAGAGTTAAAACAGAAGTATAAGTATGAAACTCTAAAGATTGAATGGGAAGATTTAACTTATCGCACCTATACCCCTGACTTTATATTAAACAATGGTATAATAATAGAAACAAAAGGTAGGTTTTTATCAGCAGATAGAAAGAAACATAAAGCCATAAAAAAACAACATCCTGATTTAGATATTAGATTTGTATTTACTAATAGTAGAAGTAAACTACAAAAAGGTGCTAAGTCTTCTTATGGTCAATGGTGTGACAAGCATGGATTTAGATACTATGACAGAATAATACCTGAAGATTGGTTAAAAGAAAAGGGTAAAGATAAACACCCTAAGTTTATAAGGTTCAAGGGTAATAAGTTAAGGAGAGTTAAATGACTATAGAAAGCAGGATACTCTCTGAAGATTTTATTATAGATGTTAGACCTGAGATGGATAAACATTTTAGATGGACAGGTGGTGTAAACATATCAATAATGACATCTCCTGATAACCCATTAGATGATTCTGATTACTATGGTGTCATGGATTTCTGTAGGACAATGTGTGCAACTGTACCACTAATGGAAAAAGATGAAGACCTAAGACAAAGACTTATTAAAGAAGCAGAACATAACGAAGAAAAACCTGAACCTCAACTTAAAATAGTTGACAAACATGACAATGTTGTGGTATTGTCTTTTGACGCAGATAATGATAATAAAAAATGCTAAGACATATGGAGTATATGAAGATGAGGTTGGTACAAGAGAAAGAGAAACAAGCCATGAAACAATCTGACAACATTGAAATGGGAGATATGGTTAATCATCCTAAACACTATAATGAATCAGGCATTGAATGTATTGATGCGTTAGAAGCTATGTTGGGAGATGGCTTTGAATCATATTTACAAGGTAATATAGCTAAGTATTTATGGAGATACAAGTACAAGAATGGTGTAGAAGATTTAAAGAAAGCACAATGGTACTTGAATAAGTTAATAGGAGTTATTGATGAGAGTTAAAATCATGGCAACTCTTCTCGTTGACCCTGAAGAGTACCCTGTTCCCTCTGATGGAGATGTTACAGAAGATTTTGAAGATTATATGCGTGAGTTATTTCACGATTTAGAGGGTGTAAAGATATCCCATATTAAAATACTAACGGAGTAAAAGATGATAAGCAACTACCTACCAACAGATTACCAAAACTTTATAGCACTCTCTCGCTATGCTAGATGGAAAGAAGATGACCAAAGAAGAGAGAATTGGGGTGAGACAGTAGACAGATACTTTAGTTATATGACTGAGCATCTTAAAACTAATTACAATTACGAATTAACCAAAGCATTAAAAGAAAAACTATCTACACAGATAATGAACTTAGGTGTCATGCCTAGTATGAGAGCATTGATGACATCAGGACCTGCATTGGATAGATGTCATGTAGGTGGTTACAACTGTAGTTATATACCTGTAGATAGTCCTCGTTCATTTGACGAGTGTATGTATATACTTATGTGTGGCACAGGTGTTGGCTTCTCTGTAGAACGTGAGAACGTAGACAAGCTACCCATAGTAAATGAACACTTTGAGGACAGCACTACTATCATAACTGTTGGTGACAGCAGACCCGGATGGGCAAAGGCATTGAGAGAATTGATTGCTATGCTGTACGTAGGACAAGTGCCTACTTGGGATGTATCACAGGTCAGACCAGCAGGTGCAAGGCTTAAAACATTTGGTGGTAGAGCATCAGGACCTGCACCATTAGTTGAGTTATTTCAATTCTGCATACAGAAGTTTAAAGGTGCTAAAGGTAGAAGACTATTTCCTATTGAGTGCCATGATATTATGTGTAAGATAGGTGAAGTTGTAGTTGTAGGTGGAGTACGTAGGTCTGCTCTTATATCCCTATCCAACTTAGGTGATGACCAAATGCGTCATGCCAAGTCAGGTCAATGGTGGGAGAATGAAGGGCAACGAGCACTAGCTAATAACTCTGTAGCATTTAAAGGTAAGCCTGAGATGGGTACATTCATGCGTGAGTGGACATCATTATATGAATCTAAGTCAGGGGAACGTGGTATCTTCAACAGACAGGCAGCCAAAGTGAAAGCACTTGAGAATGGTAGACGAGATGCTGATTATTACTTTGGTTGTAATCCATGTTCAGAGATTATACTTAGACCATATCAGTTTTGTAATCTTACAGAGGTAGTATGCAGGGTTACAGATGACATAGTATCACTAAAAGAAAAGGTACGTATGGCTACTATACTTGGTACATTACAATCTACGCTTACTAACTTTAAATATCTACGTAAGATATGGAAAGATAACACAGAAGAAGAGAGATTATTAGGAGTTTCCCTAACAGGTATACTTGATTGTCCTGTATTAAACCATGATTACTATGAGTTAAGTGATACTCTTGAGGAGCTAAGAGCAGTAGCAGTAGAGACTAACAAGAAGATTGCCAAAGATTTAGGCATACCACAGTCAACTGCTATAACTTGCATCAAACCTAGTGGTACAGTTAGTCAATTAGTTGACAGTGCATCAGGTATTCATGCTAGACATAGCGAGTATTACATAAGAACTGTACGTGGTGATAACAAAGACCCCTTGACACAGTTTATGAAAGATAATGGCATACCAAGTGAGCCATGTGCTATGAAGCCTGACAGTACAACAGTGTTTAGTTTCCCAATGAAATCACCATCAGGTGCTACAACTAGAACAAAGATGACTGCCATTCAACAGTTAGAGTTTTGGTTATTGTATCAGAGGTATTGGTGTGAACACAAGCCATCTGTCACTATATCTGTCAAGGAAGATGAGTGGATGCAGGTAGGAGCATGGGTGTATGAGAACTTTGATGAGGTATCAGGTATATCATTCCTGCCATTTAGTGACCATACTTATGCACAAGCACCCTATCAAGATATAGTAGGTGAAGAGTATGAGAGAGCCTACAAGGAAATGCCTACATCTATTGATTGGTCTAAGTTAGCAGACTATGAGAAGGAAGACACCACATCAGGTGGAAGAGAGTTAGCCTGTACAGCAGATGCCTGTGAGATGGTTGATATAGAAGCTAGTTAAGTAAAGGAGAAATATAATGTTAAATGGTAAATGGACAAAAGAAAACTTTGAGACTCATCACAATGAAAATCCTGAGATATATAATATGTTCTGTAAGTTTGCTGAACAAATGGCAAAAGTAAAAAAACACTACTCTGCTAAAGCTATATTTCATAGGATGAGATGGGAAACAGCTATCAATGAAAAAGATTCAGACTTTAAAATTGATGATGGATGGATTTCACATTATGCAAGAAAGTTCTTGCAGGAATATCCACAATATGATAACTTCTTCAAAGTAAGAACTTTAAAAGAAAGTTATTTAGATTAAATGTTAGAAAGCACAGAGATACTATGGTGGCAGTGGTGGTTACTAATCGCTATCAGCATAAATACGACAATAAATCTCATAGTGTTCTTTAGAGGAAGAAAGTTACACATACGAGAGTTATTACATTTGAAACCAAAACGGAGAAATAAATGAGAGAGATGATACTACAAGCACTAAAGAGTAAAATATCAGGACAGATAAATGGTCATATAGCTAACATAGAAGCCATGATGACTAATCCTGTAGGGATAGGAGACCATCCTACTATTGTAGAGACTATAGAAAAAGAACTAAGTGCTCTAGAACATGAGAATGGTAAGTTAAACAACTTAGTTAGATTCTTTGAAAGGAGACAAGATGAAGCTATTGAAGAGCAGAAAACGCAACCCAAATCTAAGTAAGTATGACGCACCTTTAAAGATACAATTTACTAAAGGTATGTCAGACTTTAAGAGGGGTAAGACTACTAATCCTTATCATAGCAATAGTATGCAGTCACGTGAGTGGCTTAGAGGTTTCAATACCTCATTTTATCAAAGGTTAGAGAGAGTGAAGAAAGATGAAACTAGAAGAAGAAGCGAGAAAATACATGAAGGATAAGTTGTTTATAGATGAAGTTATTACACCTGACTTGTACGAGAACTTAGCAGGTCAAACTGCTATCTTCCCCAAAGAAAAAGCATTGGAGTATCTAGCATTGGGTATGACAAGTGAAGCAGGGGAAGTAGCAGGTAAGGTAAAGAAACTTATACGTGATGGGGATGATGTGGAAGGCTTTGAGATGAAGAAGATTGCCATAGCATCAGAGATAGGTGACGTACTTTGGTACTGTGCTATGATGGCAAAGGAAGTGGGAGTTCCCTTGAATACTATTATGCAAGAGAACTTGAAGAAGTTACATGGTAGAAAAGAACGTGGCACATTACAAGGTTCAGGTGATACACGTTAAGTACGTGCCATTAGTCCACCACGTTTAAACTTGTAGCGAACTTCACCTGTAAGTTTAGTACCATCTGATGCATCAAGAGGTTTTGGTGCGTCTATCTTTTTCCAATAGTTAACACCATTAGCAAATACTCTGTTGCCTATAACTGTGGCTGTATCAGCACTTTTAACTGCTTGTCCTGTGGCTACATCTGTATATAAATGACCTGATGCAGGATTAAATGATATTTCAGTTTCATACCCTTCTTTTAAAAGATTACGATTAGATACATAATTACCATCAACGGAAGCCATGTTAAATTTACCACTAGCTTCTGGAACAGCTAAACCTTTAGCCTTAGAAGCAATTCTTTGTCTATGTTTCTGATTAACATTAAATGTTACATTTTCTACTGTAGCATATGACTGATAGGACAATGCTTTTCCATTATAGTTATTTGTGTGTATAGTTTGCAACACACCCTTTTCTCCATCAATAGTCCTAGAATTTAAATTCTTTCTAATACCTACCTTTGTACCATCCTTTACCTCAACACCTATTAGTTTGTTAGCATCTGAACTACCTGCTGTCTTAATGTTTTTTAGTTTATTATCAAACAATTTAATTGTTTCAGTTGTATAATTAGATTTTAAATTACCATCTAATGCATATTTACTTGCACCTATATCTAAAGGTAATGCTTCTTTAGTAGAATCTAATATATTAACTTTAGGTGTATTTGATTTTGGCATTACTTTAGTTAGTAACTCATCTTTTCTTTGGTCTCTATGCAGTATCATATCAAAATTAAGCCTTTGTGTTTTGCCATTTTTATCTTTTACTACTAACATTGGTCTATATACGTATTGGTCGGATACGTTTTTGTTTACTGAAAACATAGGATTATTACCATCAAAGAAAGTTAGTTCCTCTGGTAAGTCTCTCTTAACTATTGCAGGATTATCTGGAGATTTCATGTACTCTACCATCCTGCTATGATTTCTACGTAATTGGTCTAAGTTTTTTTTTCTAACTGGACTTACACTATATCCCACAACTGTATATTCTGTTTTTACTCCACTAGGCGGCTCTGATATATATTTACTTCCTATAGGGTAATCATCAAAATATCCAGTCTTTTCAATATTTTTTGAAACACCCTTAAATTTTTTTGCCATTGCATTTATGTCAAAGTCCATTTTTCCTTTAGCTGATACATATGTTAAATCAAAATTCTTTTCAAAATCAAATCCCTGTATTTTCTTTTCTGCATCAGTCATCTTTCTAGCAGGAGATGGTTCACGTTTGCTAGTCATAGCCATTACTTGTTTAAAGTTATTCTTTTTAAATGCATCACTTTCAGCTAATATAACTTTAGCTGCTTCATCTTTCTTACCACTCTTTATGAGTTGGTTGATACCCTTTTGTATATTCATAGGACCTGATGTTGCACTGCCCATACCTGCTGTTACAAAAAAGTTAAGTATGTCTCTTTTTAACCTGTCATCATCTTGTCCTGTGACGTAGTTCTTTGCTTCATTTATAGCTGTAGCACTACCTTTGACACCTGATTCTATTGTACGCATACCTAAATCAAGAGCATCAACTGCTCCACCTACAACAGTACGATTGAATCCACCAAAGGTAGAGTCATCAAACATATCAGGTGCTGCCTTGAACATTGATTCAGATATATTATCAGCTTCAAATGGTTCAGAGAAAGCATCAGCAATTTTGTCAATACTCTCGTTAGAATAAAAATTATCTATGCCTTCTAATTCTTTATCATCTATATCCATTATTTACCAAAGTCTTTCTTCATAGTTGCCTTTGCATATCCCAAACCATCTACTAAAACATTTTTCTTTTTTGACCACGATTCTTTTGTTAAAGGTCCTTGGATAGTAAAGTATTCTCTATCTAAATATATATTACTAGGTTCAATAGGGTTTTGGTCTTTATCATAAACAAACTCATTTTGTTGTCTATAATACTCATTAGCTGCCGCATTTACTCTAGCTGATAACGACTTATAACTTTTTAACTCTGTTACAGAGAATGGTGCTTCAAGTAAAGTATCTAATTTTTCTACTTTCTGCAATGCAAATGCTCTAGCATCTGCCACATATCCTCTAGCTGCTTTAATTAATAGCTGACTTCTTTGAGCAGGTGCTACCACAAGCTCTGATACCTGACCAAAAGGTGATTTTGCAGTTAAGTTTTTAGGGTCGTTAACATCAAAGCCAAATAAAGTTTTAGGCTTACCTCTTTCTTTAGTTATTTTTTCTGCTCTTTTTATAGTGTCTTGATACGGCTTACCCTTTATATACTTAGCCATTCTAAAATTTAAGTTAAGAGGACTGCCATCTTTGCCCAAAGATTCTCTAGCAATTATTTCAACATTAGCATTGTTATAATCTCGTTTATAAATACTTCTTGTTGGAATATTTAATAACTCTAACTCCTTGACAAATAAAGATTTTTCAGGTCTTAATGTAGTACCTGATAATTTATATATAGGAGATTCATTTTTTCTAGGACCTGTTAATGGGTCTACAGATTGTCTTTCATACATAGGTATATCAGTAAACATTTTATTTATATTTATTTCACCTGTGCCTGACTTGTAAGAAAGAGTAGTGAAATCAGTTTTTGGAAAACTATAATCAGATGATATACCAGATGAAATATCTACATTCTTTAAATCAGGAGCACCTCTTAATGCATTAGCTATAATAATATCTAAGACATTAGTCTTGCCATCCAATGTTTCAGGAACATTACGAGCCTGTTTATCACTAAAACCTAGAAAGTTTGTAACAACTTGAGTAGGTATCATAAACTGTTGACCTACAGTAGACATAAATTCTTCTGTCATACCTCTAGTTATTTGACTATTATTTTCATCAAAGGAAGAAACTATCTTATCTAAAAACATAAGACCAAAACCTCGCCTTACTGTAACACCTATAAGTGCCTGTGCCATTTGCTTACCATACTCATTCCATCCATCTTTCGTAGTAGGAAGAGTATTAGTTTGATACCTAAAGGTTAAATCTGCTGCTAACATATAAGGTGCAACAGCACCATATATAGCTCTACCATCAATAGTTTTACCTGTCTCACTTTTTATTTCCCACCAAGCATTTGTATTTCCTTGTCTGTATCGCCATTCTAAAGCCGCTAGATACAATCCAGAACCTACCATACCTCTAGCCAAGTCTTTTTTAAATGTAGTAGGGTCTGTTTTAGTTAGCCTACTAAATATGCCCTTACCTTCTTTTTTTAACTTCGCACTACCTAAATTCTCTACCTTAATCATATTTAATAATGGTATATGATTATATATAGTTTTTAAATGGTTTGCTGTATATTTAGGGAATGGGAAAAAAGAAGATATTACAAATGGTAATTGTTTATGATAATGTTGAACTCCTTTGTTGAATCTATTTAAATAACCATCACTTTTAAAACTAGCTTGATAAACAAATTCATAAGTATCTTGTATGGCTTGTTTAGTTACTTCAGGTGGAATTTCACTTAATTTACCTGTCTGTATCAGAGAAAATAAATCATGGTTATCTTGAATTTTGTTTATTCTTATAGCATCGTTTAATCCATTAGGAGATAAACTATCAACAAATATTCTTGCTTCAGCTAAACTAGGATAATCCTTTTGCAATTTCTGTGCTAATAATAATTTTTTATCTATAGCAGTCATTGGTGGTAAATCTTTTACAGGCATACCATTAACTCCTCTTCTCATAAAAGTTAATAGTGCTCCCTGTTTAAAGTAGTTATCCGATGCTGTGTTCAATACATTCATCTTAGTAGCTAAGTAAGATAACTTACCTGTCGTACCTTTTGTTATAATACCATCATCGGATGTTGATAAAGACACATCTGCCATTTCTCTAAACAGATAAGATGCTTCTTCAGGAAATTCTTCTGAGAATATCTTTCTAAATACTTTAGCATCAGCAGGATTAAACATATATTTGGATAATGCAAATGTATCGCCAGTTTCTTTTATAATTCTAAGTGGATTTTTCTTACGAGTTACACCATCAATAACCTGACTAAGTGCATAAAATGCAGTGTCTGTACCTATTCTAAATAGACCATTCATGTTATTTCTAAGTGTAGTTTGTGGCTGGGATGTCATAAATCCTAACTTAGCTCTATCTAGTTTTCTCCAAAAGTTTCTTGTAAAGTTAAGACCTTTAAATGTTGTGTTAAACACATTTGAAACTGCATCTTCACTAATACCTTGAGATAGACCCTGTGTATTTAATGCATCTATCTCATCAAATAAACCTTTAATTTGATTGTCTGCTTCTTTTCTAGATTTTATAGAATCTTTTAGTGTACGCATAGAACGAAGAGTTTTACCTGCATCAGAAACATCACTTAAAAAGACTAAACCAAATTGGTCTACTGTTAGATTGTGTTCTTTTAATATTTTACGTATCTCGGCAGGTTGAAATAATTTCATTGACCCATCAGGCTGTTCTACACCTTCTGTTATAACCCTGTGCAGAGCAGATGTAATTCTTTCACCCTTTCTAGGCTTAATTAAATCTTCTATTTTTAAGGTAGAAGCAACTAAGTTATTATGAAACTCTACAGGTAATCCTGCAATAAAGTTTTTATTAGTAGGGTCAGGTGTCAAGTCTTGACGTATTTTTTTCCCCATAGCAGTAAGTTCAGGACTAAGTGCTGCTAGTTTCTCAGATAATTCTTTTTTTCTTGACTTCTTAACAGTCTTTAAAAAGTTGTCTGTGTTTTGTTTAGCTATTACAGATATTTCTTTCTTAGAAGATTTAAATGCGTCTTCTAAAGATAATGCCTTACTAACAGACCTAGTATCCATTATTCCACCAAAACCACCTAACATAAATCCACTAGCACCTTGTATAGCTGTTTCTAAGTTAACTACATCTTGTCTAAATGGTATTTCTTTATTATAAATAGAACTTAATGTTTTACTTCTTAACTTTTCTTTTCCTGAAGATTGCCCATATCCAACTGCTGTATCTAATGTTCCTGCTATAGATGCTGCTTTTATATAACTTTTTAAATATGTTTTTATTCCTACTTTACCTGCTTCTTTTGCACTTACACTACCTAACTTAGTCAACAGTCCTGCACCTGTCATTGCTAGTACGTTACTTGGTGATGTCATGGTAGCACCTGCATAGTCTTGAAACTTTCTCCAAGACATATCCTCGCCTTTATACTTTTCCCATACGTCTAGTAATCTACCATATCTGTTGGTTCTTTCATCTACAACAAACTTATTTTCTGGGTTTAATAAATAATCAAAGTCTAAAGATAGAGTAACCTCGTGACCCATATCATAGTATCTCTGTCGTTCTGTCCATGCGTTCCACACTTTGTCTTTTGTATCTAAGTCTTTATTCTCAAAGTAATGTCTGTTTTTAAGTATAGCACGAGCATCTGCTAAAAAGTCATTATCATTTAACAGTTTTTCTTTGGTTATTTCTTTTGGTTTGAGGGAGTTATAGTTGTGGACTTTAAGACCATCACCTGCCTTAAAAGGTTCTGCTGATACTTTCTTAGTGTCTTCAATAGTTTTTACATAAGTACTAGTTCCTGATGTATCTACTTCAGTAAATATATTAGAAAGAGATGGCTTCTTTTGTTTGCTTTTAAACATACCAAATGCATTTTCAGTCTGCGAAGCAGTTTCAGCAGAGAATGGTTTCTTTTTATCTCTTTCAGAATCTTCCTCTAATAGTAAATCAAAGCCACTAGTATCTGTAGTAGTAATACTGTCAAGATTAGTAGTCATCTGATTAGATGAAAGGTTACTAGCTTCCCTAGAATCACGATTATCTAAAAACTCGTTTAAGTCTTGTTCTAATGTTTTAGACATTATTCACCACTCAAATATTTATTTATCCTAGCTAGAAATAATTCTATAATCTTATCTATTTCAGGTTCTGAATAAATATTTTGAGACCTTAATATTTTATCTAATTTACTTACATATTCATTCTTTACTTCTCTAGTAATTGCTTCATTATTACTATCTCTAGATTGTATTTCCTTTTCTAAAAAATCAATACCTAATATTGTGGTTGCTTTTTTATCTCCCTTTATAACTTTGCCATATCCTTGATTAGGATTTACACCTTGTTTTATATCAGACTTTGTAAATTGTAGCATTATTTTTCTATTAGATGCAGGGTTATTTATGGTAAATGAGTTGTTTAAATACGATTGAATATCTAATTTAGCTTGGGCTTCTGCTTCCTCAACGCTTAATTTTTTAGTTATTTGCAAAGTTCTTACTCTTTTAGCGTAAACATTTCCTAGTGTTAGAGAATACCTATTAGCTAACTCTCTATCTCCTTCTTGACCTCCGACATCTCTATATACACCATTTTCTAATTTAGTTTTACCTCCCATTGATTGAAACAAAGTATTGCTAAAAGTTTTAGCAGTAGATGTAACATCACTTGCATCTTTAGAAAAAGCTCTTATCTTACCCTCTAGATTTAATTCACCTTCATATGGACTTAAATCTATAGTAGGTGTTTTAGTTCTGAGTGCTCCTGCACCTGCTGTAATCCTTCTCTCTAATTGGTCACTAGGTTTAGTGCCAAACAATACATCTACAGCAGTATTAGGTATTAGTCCAGAATAGTCTATCTTAGATTCTGTGTAGGCAGGAACTAATGAGGATATTAATTGAGAAGAGGTTAAAGGAGTTTTACCATCAAACTCTTTTAGTGCCTTAAAGAAAGTACCTCTTTCATCTTTACCACCTATAGAAGCTAGAGAAGAAACTATTTTATTTCTTTGTGTCTCTGGCATATTCATTAATTGTGCAACATTTGATATATTGTATTGAGCAAGAAGAGGTTTGATTGCTTTAGTCATCTCTTCTATGTTCTCGTCATATTTTTTTCTTCCTGCCAATCTTGCTCTTATAGCAGTAGACGATGCTTCTTTTATAGCTTCTTGTTGTCTTTCTAGTTGTTTATCAATTTCTTTAGATGCACCTGTAGCTACACCACCTAAAAAAGTTAAAGCATCTCCACTTAAACCTAAGAAAGCCATTCTATCTCCTACCCATTAATCCTTTAGGCATCTCTGCCAATTCTTCTTGAACCTCTAATATTTCTTCATCTTTTTCTGGTATATCATCTGATAATTCTTTTCTAGCTCTTGCCATACCTGCCATAATACGAGAATCTTTTACTTCTGCTTCTTTATCTCGTTCCATACCTGTTTCATACTTTATACCTTCAGCATCAGCTATAAGCATAATCATTTCCATTATAACAGGTAGAATTAAAACACCTACATCTATGCTGTGCCTACCTTCCATAACACCTGCTAATTGTATTGTGTTAGCTAATGTAGTTACAGGAATATCCGATTGTAATATATTAACTATTTGTTCTGTTATAGAATCATCTTGCATACGTTCTATATAATGTGCAATAGCTTCCTGAACAGTTGCCTGTTGTGGTGGTGTCTGCCAAGGTCTAGCACCCAACTCATGTGTCATAGACATACCAGCTATAGGTGCTTCTAATAGAATTTCTTCACGTATCGGCATTTAGATTCTCCATCATAGATTCTTTTTCTTTTCGCAAAGTTATAACTGCATCAATTACAAAATCTAAGGGGTCATTATACTCTTGATTTTCATTCATAGATTGTTTACTATTACTTCTAGCAAGAATACCTTTACCTTTAGGCTTCTCATTTTGTTTTTCTGATATAGCTTTACCTTGTAATATTCTCTTATCTATTTGTTGATATATCATTCCTGCTGGATTAAACATTAATACTCCTTAAAATGGACTCATTTTACCTATATATGCAGCACCTAATTGACCAACTATATTACCTAGAGCACCTGTGCTACCTGCACTTAATTTAGCTTGAGCTAATTTTTCAGATGCTTCAGCATTTAAATTAGCCACTGCCACTTCTACTAATCTGTCTTGGTCGCTTTCAGCAGACTTCCATGCCCACTCCATAGTATCAGCATAAAATGTCCATAGATTATTGTATTGTTCATTAGATACATCTAACACTGCTTTAGCATTTAATTCGTTAGCACGGTTAATGGCAGCAGTGTCAGCAGTAGCCAATTCTCTTCTCCACACTGCATTGTTTTGTGCAATAGCTAATTGATTTTGTGCATTGAATTGGTCACGTTGATTAGATACTTCTGCATTAAATCTTGATAGAGTATTCAACTCACCTGCATTAAATTGGTTCTGTGCATTAGTCTGTGTAGAATTAAACTGTGCTACTTGATTTGCTAACGTAGACATAAATTGGTCTACTTGATTCTGCGATGTGGCATTAAATTGATTAGCAGCATTTTGAGCAGCTTGGTCTGTTAGTATAGACTGATTAATTGCCTGTGCATTAAAGAGTGCAGTTTGTTGTTCATTAGTTAAATTAGCCATATCTAATTGTAAGAAGTTACTTGCATTTTGAACAGATGCCTGTTGAGCATTACTTAGGTTACTCAAGTCCATATTAGCTAATGCTGATGCTTCAGCTATAACCATAGCTTGTCTATTACCTAAATTGTTTAGATTCATAGTATTAGTTGCACGACTATTCTCTAACATTACCTGTTGGTCAGATGTAAAGTTCATGTTAGCTATATCACCAATCTTGGCAGCATTTGCAACTCTAGTTTGGAAGGCTTGGTCAAACTCTTGACCTATAAATGTAGCACGTTGCTGTGCGGCTAACATAGCTCTCTGTTGTCTGTTAGATAAGTTCTGTGCTTCAAACTGTGCAGTTACCTGTGCATCTGCCTGTGCTATTGGAAGTGCTGACTCAAATACTCCTTGTATAAGTGCCTGTCCTGCCATACTAGATGCACCTAAACCTCTTTGTTGCATTATAGCCTGAACACCTCTAATTGCTCCTGCTGCCCATGCAGGTGGATTAGTGGCATCAAAGTTAGCAGTTAATGTGGCTAGTTGCCCTTGTACAGTAGCTTTCTCACTAGGAGTTGCTGTAGCCGACTGTATCTGTTCAGTAAAGTTAGATGCTGTCTGTGCATTAGCTACACCACCACTGATTAACTCACCTGATTGTATCTGTCTTTGTACAGGATTGTTTATTAGAGTGGCAGTACCTTGAGCAGCTTGAAGGTTGGATACTGAACTAGCAGTCTGCTGTGCGGCTAATACTTGAGCACGTGGGTCTGCTACATTTGCTTGAGCAGCCTGATTTGTTTGTATAGCTGTTTGTACAGCAGGTGCGGCTTGAACTGCATCCATAGCAGTTGAGGTAACAGTGGTAGGAGCTATTGCTCCTGCTGTCTCTGCACCATATGTAGGTGCTACAGGAGTGCTAGTTAGCTGTCCTGTAGTAGGGTCTATTATCTGTTGTTGATTAGTTGCTGTTAGTTCAGGTTGTGTTACAGCACCTACAGGTATTGCACCTGTCTGTGCTAGGTTAGTACCAACTTCTCCTATACTTTTAGGGTCACCTGATGTGCCATAGGCAGGTATCTGTCCTGCTGATTCACCTAATGTGGGTACATAGGCTTGTTGTGAAGGTGGAGCAGTAGGTTGTGATTGTATAGGTGCAGGTTGAGTTGCAGGTGACACAGCATCTCTTGGGTCTACTAACTGTGGTGCAGTTCTTTGGTCTATTGCTGTATCAAATCTACTACCACCCGGAGGAGTACCAAAGAATCCTAAAGGAACTGTTACTCTTTCACCTGTACTAGTCATTGCATATTGACCACCTTGTCTAGGCTCAACGGCAGCTCTTGCCATAAACCCCGGATAATTTGGATTCTCAGCCATAGCTGCTTGGTCTGTTCTATATAATGTTTCACCGGGTTTAGGTCTGTAAAAAGGTTCAGGGTTTCCACCAAAAGATGCAGGTGGGGGTGTTTGTCCATATAGATAATCAAAGGTAGGTATTCTATTTTGTTGCCCTGATGATTGTTGGTCTCTGCCTTCATATCTAGGGTCAAATCCGGGTGAAGACATAATAGGTGCTGAAGCTGTTCCGACTGTACCAAATAAAGGTGCACCACCATTAGCCATTCTAACTACAGAACCACCACGAGCCATCTCTTGTGCTTTACTTCTGTACACAATCATCTCACGTTCTTTGTCAGGGTTCTGCTTTAGGTAATCATCAAACTTTTCCATGCTACCTGCATAACCCATACGTGTGGCT